CGGAGCGTCAAGCAGCGCACATGGCTGAGGAGATTTTACCCGGAAGTGGTGTAACGCAAGGTACTTTATATGATATAGTTACCGGGACAGCTGGAATAGCTAAATTTGGAGGAGGAGCTGTTAAAGCAGGTGTTAAAGCAGTTAAAAAAATAAGAAGTATTCAAAAGTTAAAAAATCAAAAAGAAATTATTAAAAATATATCAAAGCATCCTATGACTGAATCAAGCACTGCTGAATTAAAACAAATTAGTAAAGAAATTGAGACTTATTTGGGGCCACAAAGATCGGCTAAGATAATGAAACAAGGAGGTAGAGCGGAAGCTAAACCTGTTAGAACAGCTGATAGAGTAAAGTGGGAACAAGTTAATGAAAAATTAGAAAATCTAACAAAAAGAGAAGGTGGAATAGTAAGGGTAGAATATGAGAAGAGTTTGGATTTAACTACACCTCAAGCTGTTGCTAGGCTAACAAAACAACAACAAATTGAAAGAGAAAAATTGAGAGAAGACGAAAGGTTGTTTCGGGAATTAGGTGGATCACAAAGAGGCAGAAGGAAGAAAGGTATTTTATAATGGCAAGAACAACAAATAAACAAAGAGCTCAGATAAATAAACAACTTTGGGAGAGAGCCAATAGTAGTCATAGGCAGAGGTGGCAGACCTTAAGTCAAAAAGGTTTTGATTTCTATCTTAATGAACAGTTGTCAAGAAAAGAAATGGATGACTTAGAAGAATCTGGTATGCCTACTTTTATTATCAACAGGGTAACTCCAATTGTTGAGATAATGAAATATTTTGTAACTGCTAATAATCCAAGATGGAAAGCAGTTGGAGCTACCGGTGATGATGTAGATGCGGCTCAGGTTCATTCTGATATTGCAGATTATTGTTGGTATCTATCTAATGGTAAATCTTTATATAGTCAAGTAGTCCTAGATAGTTTAACCAAAGGTATTGGATATTTTCTTGTAGATGTTGATAAAGATGCAGACAGAGGAATGGGTGAGGTTAATTTTAGTAGAATTGATCCTTATGATGTATATGTTGATCCAGCCAGTAGAGATTTCTTATTAAGGGATGCTACATTTGTTATTATAAGAAAGAACCTTTCAAGGTCTAAACTAATAAATATGCTACCCGACCATGCTGCTAAAATCAAAAAAGTATCTAGAAGTAGTGAGATTGTTTCATATTCTGGTAGAGATACTGAGGAATCTTTTAGCATACAACCAGAAGATATTACAATGGGTGTGAACTTGGATGCTGAAGATGATGATATAATTGCATATTATGAAACATATTCAAAGAAAAAGTTTGCTTATAGAAATGTATTTATAAGGGTAAAACCTTCACCCGCTGCTCTTGATAATATTCAAGAAGAAGTTGGAAGACAAATAGAGGATTTTCAAAAGGAGATTGAAGTAAGTCTTATTGAAAAGGAACTACAATTGACACAGGCAGTCGAAGCTGGTGAAATGGTTCCTGAGAGGATGCAACTTGAGATGGAAAGAGCCAAAGAAATGTCTGCTCAAGCCATTGAAGAACAAAGAATGACGTTAATGGCTGAAGCTCAGGAAAAAGCTACGGTAATTAAACAAGAGATAATGAGAGATGAAGACTTTCAGATTCTTATGAAGAACCCTGAGACTAAAAGAAATATTGTTGATGCAGTAAAGTTTTACGAAAATAGAATCATTTTAACATGCTCCGCTGGGGATGATGTATTCTTATATGAGTACCAGTTGCCGATTAGTGAGTATCCAATAGTACCAATTCCATACACATATACTGGAACACCATATGCAATGAGTGCAGTCGTACCTCTGATTGGGAAACAGCAAGAGATAAATAAAGCTCATCAAATAATGCTGCATAATGCAAATTTAGCTTCCAATCTTAGGTGGATGTATGAAGAAGGATCGGTTCCCGAAGAAGAGTGGGAACAGTATTCATCATCTCCCGGAGCTTTGTTAAAGTATAGACAAGGATTTACTCCTCCAACACCTGTTTTACCTGCTCCAATTAATAACGCTTTTTATACCATTACTCAGGAAGGAAAAGCTGATGCAGAATATATCAGTGGAGTACCTTCAAGTATGATGGGTTTTACTCAGGAGCAACCAGAAACTTATCGAGGGTTACTTGCTAATGATGAATTTGGAACAAGGAGATTAAAGGCTTGGATGGGTTCAATAGTAGAACCTTGCTTGGAACATCTTGGTAGAGTATTTCAATCTGTATCTCAGAATCATTATTCGATAGAGAAAGTATTTAGAATTGTACAACCAGAGGCAGGTCAAACACCTCAAGAACAAGAAAAAGAAGTGAAGATAAATATACCAGTATATAATGATTTTGGAGAATCAATTGGTAAATTTAGGGATTATGCCACTGCGAGGTTTGATGTAAGGATAGTAGCCGGAGCAACAATGCCTGTAAATAGATGGGCATTACTGGAAGAATATTTCAGGTGGTTCCAATCTGGTTTAATTGATGATATAGCAATGTTGGCTGAAACAGATATAAGAGGTAAGAAACGAATAGTGGAAAGAAAATCATTATATGCTCAATTACAGGGTCAACTATCTCAAATGGAGGAAGCGGTAAAGGACAAAGATGGAACAATCGAGACTTTGGAACGTCAACTTGTACAGGCTGGTATCAAAATGAAGGTCGGACAGGCCTCTAATGAAATTAGAAAAGATGTAATAGAAACTGAATCTCAACAAAAATTATTGAGAGGAATGTTGAAAGTAGAATTTCAAAAACTTAAAGAACAAATGAATGATGACTTATCAGAAAAAGAACAACAAAGTAAAAAAGAATAGTTGTATATTTGCTGTTAAGTTTAATAACTTAAGTAAATAAAAGGAGAATAGTGATGGCTTCAGATCAAGTAGGCAACGTCGATAAGACCCCCGAAAGTAAGAACGCACATTCCAATACCGTAGATGCTGTAGTGGATGGAGTGGGAGATGATTTCTTCCAAGCCCTCGATGAAAGTGTAAATAGCGGTATATTGAGCGATACTTCGCAACCAACCTCGGAAAATAACAGTGGTAACAAGCTGACGAGCCAGAGTGAAGTACAAGAAGATTCTACTGAGAATAAAGTAGATTCTTTGAAAAAAAGGTATAGTGATTCAAGTAGAGAAGCAAAAAGGCTAAATGGAAAGCTCCAAGAGCTCGAGCCTTACATGCCAATCCTTGACGCTATGCGAGATGACCCTAACTTAATTTCTCATGTGAGGAATTATTTTGAGGGTGGTGGTCAGACACCGCAAAATATGGCTGAGAAACTCAACCTTCCAGAAGATTTCGTGTTCGACGCTGAAGAAGCTTTTGCAACTCCCCAATCGGATTCTGCGAAAGTTCTTGGGGCAACGATTGACGGAATTGTTCATCGTAGGCTAAATACTGCTTTAAGTGGACAAAGGGTTGAAAACCAAAGGTTGGCAAGTGAAAACTCCTTTCGTTCAAAATATGATATGACGGACGATCAATGGGGTCAATTTGTTAACTACGCAAAATCGAAGTCGCTCGAACTTGATGATATTTATTATCTAATGAATCGTTCAAATAGGGACGAACAAATTGCTGATAACACAAGAGAAGAATTGCATCAAAAGATGCGAGAGGTTCAACAAAGACCCGGTTCTCTTGCTACTACCGGCGGAGCGCAGGTCGAGGAATCTCCTGATGACCGAGTATTCGATGCTATATTAGGTTCTGACACTATGTTAGACGAGGTCTTTGGTATATAATAATATCCAAGGCCTTAAACCTTAAAATAAAGGTGATAATATGGCTGATGTGTTTAGTTTAGGTACTTATTCAGATGCTGCTAGTTATAGCTCTGATGGTACTTCAAAAGACACCGGTGATCTTAGGCGAAGATACAATTTTGGTGATAGAGTCTCTGAGTTAGCAATAGCTCAAGATCCTTTCTTCAGATTCGTATCTAAAGTTGCTAAAAAACCTACTGACGATCCCGAGTTTAAATTCACAGAACGTCGACCTTCATATCATAAGCGATATGCTTATGTGATGGGCGCTGTTAACTCATCTGGAGCAGATTATTTTGGTGATTCTGAAATAATTGCTACTAATGACGGTGGAGCTGGAACATCCGTCGCTCAAGGAGACACAGTTAAGTTGTATATGGCTGGCGATTATAAATCTGCTGGTAATCTACAAAATGTGTTTGGAAATACTGATAATGATTGGTCGGTTGGTGCTTCAGGCACTAGACCTGCTTTCTTTTTACAAGATCAAGTAGTTAAAATTCCTATGACAAGTGCTACCG